CGGCATGGCGATCTTTATGACCTTCTGGACACGACGTCCAAGGTTCTGAATGAGCTTCCCAACATGGAGAAGCAGTTTAATACTAAAATGGCTGACAGATATCTATACAAGCGCACCCACACCACAGATGAGGGTTTCGAGATTGAGATGCACCTCCCCGGGGTGGGCAAGGACAATATTCACATCACACTTTCGGCTGACGACCACGAGGTGACCGTGGGCTACGGTGAGAACCGAAGTGCCTCATTCGATTTGCCCAGTTACGTGGATGTATCGGATGAGGGTTACAAGGCGAGTTACATTGATGGTGTTCTTCGTCTGTTCTTCAAGATGCGAACCTCGGACAAGAAGCGTCGCGAGATCAAGCTTGATTAGACGAATAGTGTTCCACCGAGTCCGCCTTGGCAGCGGAAGACATTAAAGTTTACCGCGTAGAGTCTTGCTTTACGCGATATGCTATTATCAACCAAAGTTAGTTCGAAAATCTGACTGGAAATTCGACTCATGTTGACTGTTCCGGAAGGAAACACTCCAGAATTTTGCCCCACGTTGAACACATTCGCCTTGTAGCTTGGTGTCTGTATGTAGTATTCATAAGGCTGAATGGCTCTCATGGTCATTTGATCCAAGTTGAAATAAACTTGACCATTCAAGAACAAACGCCATCGAGTCACCTGGTCGTTTAAGTAGCTCGAATAATTTGAACTTATGCCTGAACTATAGTCGAACACGCCATTGGTCCCCGAGTCATTTTGTACGACCAAGACGAATTCCTTGACGGGATTTTCAAATTCGGTTTTAAAACGTATCTGATTGAGATCACCCAAGGTGACTCTGGCAAGTTGCGTTTGCCTTATGACGTAATCCATCTGTTTCCCAAGGAAGAATTGGCGGTGTTCGTCATTTAGATATGCTGCTTGTAAATTTAATTCTATATTAGGCAGAGGAACGCCGCCGAGTTCGGCTTGTGTTCTGAGAAATATTCTAATTTGAATGGTGTGTCGGTTCAGGGACAGAAGAGGAAAAGCATTTGCATATCCAGTCCCAAAGAACGGCAATTCCAATATAAAATTCTGATAGGGCGAACTGGTTCCATAATTCGAGGGAGTCACATTCCGAGCCAAGAGGACGTCATTGCTGTCTCGCGTTCTTTGACTGTCCATGAGATCCGACATAACAGCCATGTATTCACCGGTCAGGCTTACAATCGTTTGTCCTCCCACCAAGAGATCGGCTCTATCCACATAAGCATGTCCGGCGTCCTGTGGAACATTTTCCGTATTCTGATATGTAAAATTCAAAAAGAATCCCGTGATGATATCACACGTGTCATTGTCTATAGTGCACACGGACTGATTTCCGAATTTGATTTCCGAATCGAATGCCAGACGAAGGTTCTCAGACGTGTAACCCGCACGCCCCGTGTAGACTTTTTGATAATAACTTAGTTCAGGCGTTCCTGTGAAAAAGGTGTCTTGGTATCCTGTGACGGCAAGCCGCATACTATTATGATGTGTCAAAAAAAGATTTCAAAAAATACATACGACTAATAGATATGAACATTCAACTCAAAAAATTTAACCCCGCTTCAATGGGCGACGACAAGGTTTGTGTATTCATAGGAAAGCGTGGTACAGGGAAATCGACGTTGGTGACGGACATCCTCTACCACAAAAAGCATCTCCCGGCGGGCGTGGTGATGTCTGCGACCGAGGAAGGCAATCACTGGTATCAGCAGTTCATTCCGGACTTGTTCATTTACGGTGAATATGACAAGGACATCATCGAGAGGGTCATTGACAGACAGAGGAAGATGGTGAACATGAAACCGCCACCAGGAAAGAAGGAACTGACATCCAGGGACATTGGAGCCTTCATATTGATGGATGATTGCATGTACGACCGGCGATTTCTGAAGGATGCGTGTATTCGCCAGTGCTTCATGAACGGACGTCACTGGAAAATCTTTTTCATGTTGACGATGCAATACTGCATGGACCTCAGTCCGGACCTCCGCGCCAACGTGGACTATGTGTTCATCGCGCGAGAAAATGTGATCCAGAACCGAGAAAAGTTATACAAGGCATTCTTCGGAATCTTCCCAAATTTCGATATGTTCAATCAGGTGATGACGGCGTGCACAGAAAATTATGAGGTTTTGGTGCTGGACAATACGTCCAAGTCCAACCGGATCGAAGACTGTGTGTTCTGGTACAAGGCGAAGATCCATCAGAACTTCCGAGTGGGATCTCAACAATTCTGGAGCCTCCATCAGAAGACCTATAAAAAGGCAGGAGGCGCCACCAAACCTGGTCAGGATCCCAACGAAGTCAGGCGCAATAGGAACTCCCAAGCCCTTCAAGTGAAGAAGTTGAAATAATTATTCAGGGAGCGACGACCTCCATGGAGGTCAGAGATAGGAGACATCCTACAAAATGGAGACCAAATCCATCGCGCTTGCGACGACCGCACTCATTGACTCTGGGTTGGTGAGCGAGACCAAGGCAGACGCGCTGGCCACTCATCTCAGCAAGGGCGCCAAGAACTGGTGCATCAAGCAAATGAAACCCGGCGACGTGAACGAAAACATGAAGGAGCTACAAAAGTTCAACTCAAAGGTTTGGACGGAGTATCTCGCCAAGAGGAACTACATATTTGACGTCACCGACAGCGGAGTGGTCAAGCGCAAGACACCTCTGGTGGAGAAGCAGGAACGCCTTTTGGAAATCAAGAACAAGATGGTTGGTGAAACCTTCACGCCACCCATAAAAAAGGTCAGCAAAAGACTTCTGGACCAGGCACGACTCAGGCGACTTCTCACTTTGGTCAAGAAAGACATCGAAGAAATGGAGAACGAGATGAAGGGTTTGTCCATGATCAACCAAAAACTTGAACGCTACTTCATTCGTCGACCTTCCTTCAAGCCCAAGATTTTCATCGGACAGGAAGAAGAATACCTCGACCTTCCTGACATCCCCAAGAGGAAGCGCATCCTCAAGAGGCTTTTGCACCTTCTGAACATGAAACGTTTTGGCAAGATGGAAAAGATACACGAGAAACTCACACAAGTTCGCAGGGACACGATGACCAAGCTGGTCCAGATACAGCGAGACATCTTCATCAACTCCAAGGAGTGTTGGGTGCGCGCTGAAAGGGCATCGGTGTTAGACAAGAAACACGCGAACGAGGAACTCAAAGCTGAGCATGCCAAACTCTCGGAACACATTTCATCGAACCTGAGCGACTACATGGTCGAGGTGCCGAAACCCTTCAAAAACGCCACGGTCATCAGCGAGAACGACACGCGAGCAAATTGGAAGAACCCAGAGTTCAAGCGCCTCTACGCGAGTCGGATGAGATCACTGATCTACGCGATCCGCAACAACGACAAGTCCAAGTTTTTGGATAGGATCAAGTCAGGTGAACTCAAGCCAAACACCTTCGACGCCAAAGAGATATGGGATCTTTGGTATCATGAACCCAAGAAGGAGGTGGTCGAGAAGAGACCCGAGGAATATGAGGACGGGATGTTCAAGTGCGGCAAGTGCAAGTCCATGAAAACCACCTACGTGGAGAAGCAGACACGATCTGCAGACGAGCCGATGACCATATTCATCACCTGCAGAATGTGTGGAACTGTGATGAAGCGTTAAAGAAAAGATGTGGAAGATATTTAGAATGTGTAGTATCTGTGGTGAAGACATTTCCTTCGTCTGCAAAGTCAACGTCCGTTGCGGTCATCACGTTCATCACGAGTGTCGCCTAAACCTCGTCCCAATTACAAAATGTTCAATATGTAATAGAATTATAGTTAATAAACTTGATGTCCACTTGAGTGACAACGATGAAATATGTCACAAACGTTGTGATACAAACACGCGACGTTACTATCCACCTTGTCCGGTGGAAGGATGTGGTATGGCTTTATACAGACACCATGTCATAACAAACAAACAATGTCAACAGCTCATAGTAGAACTCGAAGGAAAGACATATGAAGAACGCATGGCGATCTACCTTTCTTACGGGTTCCGCGAAGATGAATTGGGTGGAGGAGAACTTGATGAAGAAACATGGAAAAGAATTCAGACAATCATCTCGGCTTCTTCACAGGAAAAGGAAACCGAGGAACAGATTGTGACGAACAAAGAACCTAAACCTAAACCGGACATTCCTCCACCAAAGAACTTTGAACCACGCGAACTTGGTCCGGGAGAGCGATACAAGCCACCGAACAAGTCTAGACGACCCCAAGAACGCGGAGCTTCTCTAAAAACTCTAGTTCCTCACTCTGTGAAGGATAGGGTTCATGCGCCCCATCAAGAAGATTTTGCTTTATTTTCACAAGGTCCAATTTAGAAAGGGTCACGGATCCAAGAATGTAGTCTTCATAGGCTTCGGCGACCGCTGGAATCAATGGCTTCACTAGGTCGTACATCGCCTTGGCGTACAACTGGATCTCAGGTTGGGCATGACTGTCCATCCTGAGACGCAGATAGTGAAGAAGATTGTGTAGATTGATCTTCCAGTAGAACTCGGTGTAGGTCGATAGAGGTAGATGTTCCCGCGCCGTCTCACGGGCGACTCCGTGGTCCAAGAGCCTTTGATAGACCTCGAACGCCTGTTCACATGAAGCCTTCTGATCCCTCAAGAGCACCATGGATTCTGGTGAATCCAAAACTCCCTCCGACCCCTGGTGGTTCACCTTGGACTGACCACGGAACTCCATGGGAACGTGGAACTCCTCGGGCAACTGCGAATATCTACCCGAAATCTCATTGATGCTGGCAGTCCGGTGACGCATGTGCTGTCGAGCCAGAAAGATGGGCATCTTGATATGAAACTTGAAGTCCACCATCTCAAAGGGGGTCGTGTGAGCGTGACGGAGCAGGTAGCGAATCAGACCACGATCACTTCGAACACTCTTGGTGCCTTCTCCATACGAAACGCGGGCAGCTTGAACTATGGCATGGTCAAGATCCTCCCTCGGCATTGTATCGACAAGACGTACGAACCCATGCTTCTCAACACGGATTTCTGACATTTATCTTACTAACGAATGTATTCTCTAATTAACATCACATCACAAACTCCCTCCACCGGAAGACCCTTGTCCCTCCACCCTTCCAAACCATCTTCGAGAACAAATATGTTAGTAAATCCATATTCGTTCATGTAGACCTTGCCCATCTTGGCAACCAGTGACTGTTTGTTGTTTCCGTAGAGCACGATGGCTTGGTCGAAGCCGGGGAACGTTCGACCGGTTCCCGAAAAGAGTCCTTCCCCTCGCTTTTCCACATCCAGGTAAGTTACCTTTTCAACTTTTTTGGGTGGTTCACTTGGCGTATCTGGTTTTGTCGTCGGCATCACAATGGGTTGATTCTGTCTTGCGACTTCGGCATCATACATCCTGACAGTCCTTTCCAGCTCAGTCTCTTTATTGATCTTCAAATTGGTTGCGTTTTCAAACTTCTTAGACTTCTCGGCAAACTCCATGGGCTCGATGTTCTTCAACGGTCTCACGTTTTCAAAGGCAATCCTGGCACTGTTCTCTGCTATACGAGCACTGTTGGCATCGTCAGTGGCGGTGATCACCCTGGCCCGCGCCAGCAACAGGCGATCGGAGCGTTCCCGAAGTACCCTCTCTTCGTAAGACCTCTTTTCGATCCGCTTGGGGTCATTTTCACCGACAAGAACCGCATTTATGCGATCAAATTCTGCCATGGGAAAGTTGATAGAGTTCGGAAGTCTACAATTCTGAAAATGCGTTTGCGAACCCACATGAATCAACATGAGGTTTGGTTGCGACAATCTGAGACTATGTAATTGTTCTGGTGAAACCATTATATTATTATTACTCATAATTTCTTACGGCAAGTGCCACGGGGAAGCGAGGAACGCCGTCTTGGGTGAGACCCTGAAATTGAACAGTGAGCATTTCACCCATCAACTTGCCTCGGTTCTTCCACAGCTCCCTTCGACTCTCCATGGTTCCCTTGGGTCGAGCCTTGAACGTGTCTCCGTCCTTGGTCTCGCAGATCCAGATGGGCGTCCCACGGTCCTTGCCTTCCGCCTCCTCGGCACCCACGATTTCAAATTCCTCGGTCATCATCTTCTTGTACTTGATGCACTGGGACGACCGCTTATTGAGCAA